CAGTAAGAGCCAATTCAGATGTCACTCTCGATATGCACCTGGTTAAAGCCAACTCCGGTATCAGTATCGACCTACCGCTGATTACGCTCGGTGACGGCCGAGCCAATATCGAGCAGGACTCGCCGATCACGCTACCTCTTACGAATGAGGCTGCTACAGGGGCCAAGATTGATGCTAATCTGGACCACACAATGCTGATGGTCTTCTTCGACTATCTCCCGGATCTGGCCGACGTTTGATAACGGGAGCAAATACTAACCTATTTGGGAGCAGTAAGATGGGCCTAAAGGGACAATTCGCGACGGATCAATCGTTAGAAACAAAGGGAATTGTTATCGACTATGGGGATGACCGTATTCGTATTGCCCGAGCGGGTGGTGCGAACAAGGCATTCGTTCGCCTTCTCGAGGCTAAGACAAAGCCTCTCCGCAGAGCAATTGCTGTAGGGGCTATCGATAACGACCGATCACTCGCTATCATGCGGGAGATCTATGCTGATACCATCATCCTCGGCTGGGAGGCTAATATGGGTACGTTGACGAGGCCGGAGTGGAGAAGTGGTATCAGACCCTCTGATGCCGGCGAGGATGTCGGCAACGACAAAGAACTCCTGCCCGTCAACAAGGAAAATATCCTGAAGGTCTTCAACAATCTTCCGGATCTGTTCATTGACATACAGCAGCAGGCAGCGGCAGGCGCTCTGTTCCGTGCCGAGATCAACGAGCAGTCTGTGGGAAACTGACAGAAGTCCTGCTCTACACCGTGGAGCAGGGCCCAGTTGAGCGCCGAATTATAGAGCAGTGCCTTCGGGAGCGACTACCGTTCCCGAAGCGTATTGCCAACGCACCGGAACTGTGGATGGGCTTAGAGCTTTTCTACGGAGCCTTCCTTGACCTGACTACCGACCGACCTATGGGTTGGGACGCCAGACCGATCCCGTGGACCGCAATAAGGGATTATGCTGACGCCTATGATATTCGGGACGAGCAGCGAGAAGACCTCTTTGATCTCGTACGGGCTATGGATATAGCCTATCTCAAGCATCTGGAGAAGAAGGCTAAGAAGAAATGAGTTTCGAACAATTCAGCCGAAGAATGCGGAAACGTGCGGGCAACGTACCACGAGAGGCTAATCGCGTCAAGCGACAGGTTGCCCTGGCCGTTGATCAAGCTGTTGTGGTTGGAACGCCAGTCGACACCGGAACCGCACGCTCCAACTGGGTCGTTTCCCTGGGCGAGCCTTCTGACAGAATTATCCCACCCTATGCTCCTACATCTAAAGGCGGTATAGGGGAGTCGGCAAATGCCCAAGGAGCAATGGCCCAGGGAGAGGCGGAGATCAGGAGGAGCAGACCGGAGGAGGCTATTCATATCACGAACAATGTTGAGTACATTGAGCCTCTAAACCAAGGCCACTCGGCTCAGGCTCCGGCTATGTTTGTCGAGGCAGCTGTTGACGCGGGTGCGCAGGCTGCTAAGAACGCACGTATCAATACCGGGAGGTCGGGGCGATAGCAACAGAACGTATCAACATAATCGTGCAGGAACACGGATCTCGAGTTGTCAAGAGACGACTAACAGAGGTTGGTGGTGTAGCGACTAAGTCTGCGGCTGGAGTGAACCTCTTAAGAAGTGCCCTTCTTGGTCTTGGTGGGGTCTTAGTTCTCACGTCTGCCGTTCGTCAAATAGCCTCTTTCGAGCAGGCTATGTCGACAGTAAGGGCTGTGTCGGGCGCTACTGAGAGTCAGTGGAAGAGCCTTACAGAAACCGCGCGGGAACTCGGAGCAACGACAAGATTTACAGCTACACAGGCTGCCGAGGGTATGGTGGAACTGGCTCGGGCTGGCTTCGAAGTGAGTGAGGTGCTCGAGTCGGTAGACGATACGCTTATGCTGGCTCAGGCTGGCGCTCTTGGTCTTGCGCAAGCTGCCGAGATTACCGTAAGCGCGCTGCGAGGCTTCCGACTCGATGGTGACCAGGCTGGTCGAGTGACCGATGTCTTGGCTTTCGCAGCAAACGATGCCAGTACTGACGTCTATCAGCTTGGTGACGCTCTTAGGTATGTGGCTCCGATCGCTGCTGGTACGGGTGTTGATATCGAGGAGGTTGTGTCGGCGATCTCGGCACTTTCGGACGCTGGTCTAAGGGGTACGTTGGCCGGTACTGGCTTGCGTAGAACCTTATCTGAACTCGAGTCTCCCTCCGGTAAGACACGACGAATCTTGAAGAATCTCGGCTTAACTGTCAGTGATGTAAAAATCTCCTCTGTTGGCCTTACTGCTGCCCTCATTAAGTTGAAAGAGGCAGGAGTCAACACAGGTTTAGCCTTTGAGTTGTTCGGTGACCGAGGTGGTCCTGCCTTCGAGGTACTGTCAACTTCCATACCTAAGATCGTAGAAGGCACGAAGGAACTCAAAAATGCGGGTGGGACTGCCAAGATGGTTGCTGATATTATGGATGATAATCTGAACGGTGCCCTGCTACGTGTTAAGTCGGCTTGGGAGGCTGTTCAGCTATCCTTTGGCGAGATGGGGGCCAGCAGCCTACTCACTAATATTCTGGAGGGAATAGCTAATGCCCTGAGGTTCTTGGCCGATCATATCGAGATCGTCAACGGGGCTTTGATAGCGATAACGATCACTGCTATCCCGAAACTCATAGCAGCATTAAGCGCACTCACACCGATGCTTGGCCTTCTGGCTCTTGGTGCCGGGATAGGTGCCTTGGTTGCCTTTCGATATGAGATTAAGGCATCTGAGGATTCGGTCGCCTCTCTTGGTGATGTTGCCTCTGCGACCTGGGAAAGGATTAAGTCCGGGGCCAGCACCCTCTACGACACTATCCGTTCTCAGTTCCCTGGGCTTGGGGACGTGATGACTAAGATGTTCGGTGATCTTGATGTAAGTCTCGAGGGCTTCCTAACTGGTGCCGCAAGGGTACTCGATAGGTATGTGGGATTCTGGAGGGCTGTCATAAATGTTATAGTGGCGCTGTACGAGGGACTGGGACCCGCACTCCAAGAGATGACTGTGGATATCGTTAACGATATGATCACTACTATGGACTCAGGCTTCCGGAAGTTCTATGAACTGCTCGGACGTATTCCCGGTAGGGTCGGACAACCCTATAGGCGACTGGCTGAAGAGGGTGTCATACCAAGGCTTAACCAGATGGCCGAGGGAGCTACGGAGAGGCTTAAGAGTTCTATCGTAGACGGATTCGCAGCAGGTTTTGACGAGATAACGGTTTTCGAGGATTCTGTTAATGCTGTATTCGACCGAGCAGATGAGATAGCCAAAAAGAGATTAGCAGAACAGAGTGCAGAGATACTTGAAGCCGGGGCAGCTGGCCCTCTTGCGGCTCCCACCGGAGGTGGCGCTCCCACACCTCAGGGCCAGCAACTCGGCTTTCAGCAGGCTCTTACGAATCTTAACCGACAGGTAGAACTACTTCGTATGAGCAACTCAGAAAGGGAAGTCCAGAATGAGCTGCTCAAGGCAGAGAACCAGCTGAGAGAATTAGGAGTAGAGCTTGACGAGTCTCAGCGTGAGCGTCTGACGACAGAACTCACCAGACTACAGCTTATTCGCCAGGTATCCGAGGCTATTGATGAGGTACGGGGAGCTGAGATAGATCTAACTGCTGCCCAGAGGGAGCTAAGCGCGCAGGTGGAGGCCGGGAATATCACTCTCGACGAGGCGACTAAGGCGCTGCAGTTGCTGAGGGGTCAGGTTAACCAGACGGCTACAACTATAGACGCTGGCTTCCATCGTGGTCTTGATAGTATTTGGCGAGAAATTAACGACTTCGCCACGCAGACTGAGAATACTCTGGTTAACGCCTTCCATAGTGCTGAAGACGCGTTGGTTGAGTTTACGAAGACCTGCAAGATGGATTTCAAGAGTATGGTGGATTCCATACTCGGCGATCTAACCAGACTTATGGCCAGGATGCTTCTCGTGAAGGCTATCGAGGCCATCGGTGGTAGCAGCAATCCGATCGCAACAGTTTTTGGTGGAGGTAGGGCTGGCGGAGGTGAGGTTTATCCCGGTACGGTCTACGAAGTAGGTGAGGAGGGAAAGGAACTCTTCGCACCGAGGACTGCTGGCCAGATTATAAGTAACGAACGTATCCAGAAGGCTGTCGGCGCTGAGGGTCAACCTGAGGGTGATAGGGACGAGGGAGCCGT